CTGGATCCGTAGTTAATTTTACATTGGTTCTCATACAAGGTGCTACACCTTACTATTCCAATGCAGTACAAATCGACGGAGTAGCACAAACAATAAATTGGCTCGAAGGCGTAACTCCAACACCATTGGCCAATAAAAAAGATATGGTTTCGTTTAATTTAGTCCGTAGTGCTGGTAGTTGGATAGTCTTTGGGTCTTATTCCACATTTGGATAATCATGCCAGTTCTAAATAGTGTGATTTTTCGAGGACTTAGACGCGGGCCAGCTCAGAAAACTTTAGTAATTGAAGTACTAGTCATCGGTGGTGGCGGTGGCGGTAGTGGTACTGGTGGTTGGGGCGCTGGTGGCGGTGGCGGAGCAGGTGGTGTATTGTATGGAGCCATTGCCCAAGATCGTACTACATCTAGAACTTATAATATTGTCATTGGTGCAGGCGGTGGAGGAGGAGTAGATGCAGGCAGTGGTGCAACTGGTTCAGACTCTACCGTTGAAACTGGGGATTTAAATCTTGCAGCCAAAGGCGGCGGATACGGTGGTAGAGAAGTCAACGGTGGAGCAGGAGGTTCTGGAGGCGGTGGTGGCGGTGGTGCTGGGCAATCTGGCACAGGAGCAGGTGGCGCAACTACACAATCTAGTTTTGTTCCTCTAGGGTTTACTGGATATGGTAATATAGGTGGGCTTGGTATTTTAGCAGGTGTAGATAGGATCACCGGCGGTGGTGGTGGAGGGGCAGGGGGTGCTGGATCAAATGGCGACGGAAGCAATGGTGGCGCCGGCGGAGCAGCTACTACCAATTTTACAACTTGGAGTTCTGCAACCAGTACTGGAGTAAGTGGTGCTTATGCAGGCGGGGGCGGAGGAGGTAGATCGTCCCTTGGTGGAAACTACGGTCCCGGAGGCGGTGGCGGTGCAACTGCTGGGGGAAGTGGAGTAAATGCTACAGCAAATACTGGTAGCGGTGGCGGTTCGTCGCATCAAACCGGATCACCGGCAGGATGTAATGGCGGGTCCGGTATAGTGATAATTCGTTATCCTGGGAGTCAATCGGCCACTGGGGGGACTATCACGACTCAAGGTGGCTACACCTATCATGTTTATACTTCGTCGGGCACATTTGAAATTTTTGCAATTTTTACATTAGATTATTTGGTAGTGGCCGGTGGTGGTGGAGGTGGGTCAGGAAGATATGTAGTAGGTAGCGGCATTGGTGGTGGAGGTGGTGCCGGTGGGTTACTAACTAGTTCATTAAAACTTTTAACCGGGCAATCGTATTCAGTGACAGTCGGGGCAGGAGGGACGGGGGCCTCTAATAATTCCAGCGGCGGATACAGTGGTGGATCAAATGGAACCAATTCGGTGTTCGCCTCCTATACTGCAATTGGCGGAGGATGCGGCGGAAGTTATTCCTGGGCACAGACTGGTTTCAATGGTGGTTCTGGCGGAGGCGCAGGTTCAGCTGGAAGTATGAATGATTTTAATCTTGGAGGATCAGGAACCCCAGGTCAGGGCAGTAATGGTGGTTCAAACCAAGGCGGAGTTCCCAACGGTAACAACGCCGGTGGCGGTGGTGGTGGTGCAGGAGCAGTAGGTGGCAATGCCGGAAACACAATCGGTGGTAATGGCGGTGTTGGCACTCAGTCAAATATAACCGGTAGTAATGTTTATTATGCTGGTGGTGGCGGCGGTGGTGGTAGCGCGACTGCCGGTACTGGCGGATCCGGTGGTGGCGGTTCAGCAGTAACTAATGGAACAGGTGCTGCTGGTTCTGCTAACAGTGGCGGCGGTGCCGGCGGTGGCACCACAGGCGGCACAGGCGGTTCTGGCATAGTTATACTAAAATACCCTATTGCAAATTCGATATCAGTTGGTGTTGGTCTTACTGCTAGTACTACAACATCTGGGCAATTTAAAATAACTTCTTTTACTGCCGGCACCGGTAGTATCACTTTTAATACCACTGTGTTTAGACTTGACTTATTGATCGTCGGTGGCGGTGGAGCCGGTGGTTTCGCCAATTCAGGCAATCATAATGCCGGCGGTGGCGGTGCTGGTGGGTTTGTTGAAATTTTTAATGCCAGTGCTCAAACAGGACAATCCTACACGATTACCATTGGCGGTGGCGGAAGTCCACCACCTGGTGGGTACAACGTGGCTGGTACCAACGGAACAAACAGTACTATAGTTGGCCTGGGAATAAACTACACTGCCATGGGCGGCGGTATCGGCGGTGGCAGAGATGGCACTGGTATTAATGGTAGTTCAGGTGGTTGTGGCGGTGGTGCCGATGGTTGGTCAGCCACATCTGGGTTGCAGTTTAGCACGTATGGTTATGGATATGGATTTGGTGGCGCATCAGCAGGTAACCAACAGACTGGTCAATATGGTGGTGGTGGCGGAGCTGGGGCAGCAGGTGGCATCTCTCAAGCCTCAAGTGGCACTGGCTTAGGTGGTATTGGTCGGGCTAACCCATTTGCAGGCAGCACAGTCGGTGAATTAAGTGGGGGTGTATATTATCTTGCTGGCGGTGGCGGCGGAACTGGAGCTGTTGGTGGTCTAGGCGGTGGCGGGAGTGCCACATTTAGTACCAATGGTTGTACTGCTGGCGTAGCAAATACCGGCGGCGGAGGTGGAGCTGGTGGTGCAGGTGGAAGTCCACAACAAGGTAAACAGGGCGGCAGCGGAGTTTGTGTAATCCAATATTTCGGAACTCAGCGTGCTACCGGGGGCACAGTAATATACAACGCTGCCACAAATAAAACCATGCATGTGTTTACCACATCAGGAACATTTTCAACCTAGCATAGTTGTTCAGATATTTGTATTTTTTCTAACACCACACTGGAATTCATGGTTCTTGTTATGCCAGGGTGCAAGGGTTTGGGCAATGCTTGCAGTGGCAACCAGGCATATCCAATGTGCTCGTCGTTTAGCTCAGGTACGAACTCATCATCTACGCTGATAAAAAATGTATGATAAATGAATCTATGGTCTTCGCTGGTGTACTTTTCAATGGGAATCAGCTTGGGATCATTGATACGTCCGCCGAGTTCTTCTTCGATTTCCCTGGCCAAACCTACTATAACAGTTTCGTTGGCATTCATTTTGCCACCCGGTAATGCCCAAGTCATAGGCCAACTACCGCCATTGCGTAATAAAAAAAGATATCTTTGTGTTTTTTTACTGTAGATTAAGGCACCAACACCTTGTATCAATTTGGAACGAAGCTCCAGGCTCCCACGCCGTACCGCCCTTCCACGCTTTTTGACCATTGATTGTTTTTCCATTTATATTGAACACCGGTAGTAAGATTGGTTACATACTGTACACTAGTAGTTAGCTGGCTATCAAAGGACACTAGCCATTTTGATCCGTCCCACTGTATAATGTCGTTGGCATTGGCAATCAATTGTGGCTGTCCGGCTCGATTCCACAGTGGTGCACCATCTATTGTTGCGGGATCATTGTCGTCATTGTCCGTGTGTCCTATGTTGTCCAGTATCAAATAACGTGTGCCCACTGTGGGATTAAGCAAAGCACTGGTTACTGTGACGTTACGAGGATCAACAATAGCTGAGATTGCTGTCAAGGTGTTGACTGGCATGGTATCAGTGTCAACATTGAATAGTAATAGGCTTGGATCTGTGGGATGATAAGCCACTGAGCCTACCACAGTGATGCCATCATTTTCTAATCGTACCTGGCTAATGCCGTTGGTCAGCAAGTCTACGTTGCCGGTGCCGCTGAGTTCACCAAAAGTACGCACTGCCACAGTCCAATCTCCCACAGTCATTGGTGGTACTGTACCATCATCAAAGGCAATTTCGCTGTCATTGACATATAGTTTCAACGTATTACCAAGATAAACTACATTTAAATTGATAGGGGTATAGATTCTTTGTGTGGCAAACACACTGGCTGCTATATCAAAAATTTCATTGTCTTGGTCAATGGTGCCTTGTGCATCGTATACATTGGCCAAGATTTTTTGTATGACGCCTTGACGCTTAACTTTGGCTGGAGCACTTAACCACACTGGTAATTCAAAGGTCAGGGTGCTGACATCTATGGGATCTTCGGTACCAATGGGCACAGTTCTACTACTAAACACTGAACCGGTTAGTGTAATATAGCTTAAACTAGTCCAGTCCACATAACTGTCGCTGTTTTGTAGCTCAAGGCTAGGATTAAACAGTACTGCTATCTGTTCAAGTAACTGGAATTTTTGATCTGTGTTACTGGTCCATATGTCAACTTTAAGAGTCAACATATAAGGAACTGGCATCAAACGTTCCACACTAAGTAAATCACCTTGGTACTGTGTGAATTGACCAGTGGTGGGATCATAAGCACGTTGACGTACCTGCATCTTGCTAACAAACTGAGGTTCTTGTAATCTAGCACGATCATAAACAAAGTCACTGACATACACGCTCATTGCTGGAACGCTGGGTAAATTGTTTTCTGAGTTTTTAGCTATGATACTAGCAACCTGCCTACTGCTATCGCCGTAGTAGATTGGTACACGTATCAAAGTTCTTACACCATTACGGTTTTGTCCTAGCTCTACTTCAAAGTTATTAAGTACTCTGATAAATTGTTGTAGGAAACGTCGTATTTGACCTGAATAAAAATATGAACTCATGGTTAGTTATCAGCCCTGGGTTTGAGTATGTCATTGAGATTTTGTTTTTCAGGTTGTGTATCTCCTCTGACATCAGTGAATGTACGATTGTTGGTAACAAAACTGTTGCGTTGAGTCTTGTTGGCAACATCGTTATTACTAATGCTAGTGCGTACACTGTCTTCGATCTTAGTCCAACGCGAACCATCGTATCTGAATAGTCGATTTGGAAGATAGTCAGTTCTCAAATGATATTGTCCTTCAACAGGGTTATTGGGGAATGAAATACCTGATGTGGTTGGTAATCCATTGGGAGGTACTCCATTACCGGTTAAGTAACCATTTACAGCAAAATCTGGTGACTTGTTATCCTCGCTGCGATGATAGATAGCACTGGTATCATACCCACTAACAGGAATGTCTGCTTCAGCTTGATCTACCACAGCGTCATTGATGTCAATGTATTGATTATAACTACTTAAAATCTCACTCAGTGGTGTAGAATTAGTTGGCGACACAGTCATGCGATCCAGTATGTCTTTGTACTCTTGGCTGTCTACCAGTGGATTAATCTTACAGCGCCATAGATGTGGCCACCAAGTTGGGCTATAGCCTTCGGCAGCACGAGTACAGTCTGTTACTACAAAGAATCTTTTCAATGCTGCTGGTATGCTGGGATCCAAGGTTTCGTAGTCTATGAGATGTTCTAGTTCCAACACATCGCCATTCATGATTTTGCGCCCAAGAGTTTCAATCATGTCATTGATATGAAAGGTCATAAACAGTGTACCAGTTTGCAAAAACAGACCGAACTGTGTAAGATCAAACGCATTGTCGGTTACTTGGTAGATGCCACGCATACGATATACGTTTTCCTCGTATTTGCGATCACGATTTTCCAGTAACAACAGATCTTGAATGTTCATCTCGCTTTGTGTGGCATAACTGGGCTGAGTAAGATCTGTGCTACCAGTTTGGTTTATAGGCCCTAGGTATTTGTGTACCAACACACCTGTACCCGAAATGGTAAAGATTTCGGATATACGTCGATCAAAAAACTTGTAGTCATTGCTATGAGTACCGTTTTTCCATAAACTTAGTCTGGGCACTGCGATTCCTTGTAAATATCTAGTATTTATGGTTAAAGAGTTGACAAATTTCGGATAGCGTGTATAATTACAGTATGCACCCAGATACCAATGAGCTTTACCAGCAGTTGCCTGAGCGCATACGCATGATCAAACCCTATGCTGTTCGACGTGATCTGCTCAAAATGTACCGTACCTGCGAAAACCTCAAACGGGAAATAGCACAAGAACAAGTCAATAGCCGCAATAAAATGGTAAATCATCGACTGTTGGATTTAGACAACAAGTTCCAAGAAGCCGTGACAAATCTTGATCAATATGTTACACTAGCATTGTTGACTATTTAGGAGTGTGATAATGGCTAAAATCAAAGGCATCAAAGTACCCAAGAAAAAAGAGCCCAATGCTCGTGTGCTGGCCAGTGATGAAAAAGCCACAGGTCCGGAGCCGCAATGGGATACTGAACGTGCTCTAGGTTTCGACGAAGCCACATTTGATCATCATCTACGCAAGAGCTTTCAATATTACAATTATCATTATTCAGTCAAGCAGTGCCGCAAGTATCTTAACGATTGGGTAAGACGTAATGCTAAGTTTGATAAAAAGGTCATTGACAGATTCGAGCGCATAGGTGATCGCTATGTGGTTATGACTCCTTGTAGTTTGATTATGGCGCACCGTCGTGGTATGCCCTTGTTGGACCGACATATCAAGTACTTACATCAGCAAGTTGAGTATAGCATGGCTCTGGCTGCTAAACATGGTGACGCTGGCGATGAAGTTATTGCTACTCCTACACAGGTTGTAGAACGTAAAATTACTATCCAAGATCGGCTACAAGAACGCACAGCAGAGTTGATTGGCGAAGTCGAAGGCATCTACGATGAAGTGTTACGAGGTGCAAAAACAGATTTTAAGATATATGACTTTTTGACTGTGCATCGAGTTCCGCAAAGCCAATTGGGTAAATATGAGACTGTGTTCCAAAATCGTACACAAGAACTCATGTCTGCTCAGGATAAATCGGATGCACAATTGGTGGAGTCATATCGTCACTATCGCGCTGGTGATTACAAACGTCTTTTTACCTTTCTTGCTGATCTACTGGCTGGAATCGAGCAGTACCGCGGCGTTAAAAAGGCAGTTAAAAAGGCAAGAGTCCGTAAGGCTCCAGCAAAGGAAAAGGTTGTGGCACGTCTTAAGTTTGCACGGGAAGATCGTACGCTCAAAATTGTTAGTATCAACCCTACCGACATCATTGGCGCCCAAGAGCTTTGGGTATTCAACACCAAAACTCGTAAACTGGGTCGGTATGTTGCGGAAGCCATGGGTCAACTTGGTGTCAAAGGTACATCAATTACGGGCTATGATGAAACCAAGAGCCTAGCCAAGACACTGCGTAAGCCCGACGAGCAACTCAAAGAGTTTGCACGAGCTGGCAAGGTAGCATTACGCACATTCTTAAAAGACATCAAAGCTGTTGAAGTGCGGCTCAACGGACGCATTGGCGAGGATACCTTGTTACTCAAAGTGGCTTAACTGCCCGGTCCTTAGGTAAATATGTTATCTAAGGACTATTTTTATGGCATTATTGAAACAGGGACTAAACGAAAGACAAAGCATAGCCACAGACAGTCTGGGCGGTCCTGGGCCTATTGCGTTTAATCAAAACCAGCTAGACAGCACACTTGACCAAAAACGCAGGGAAATCAAAGATTACATAAGACTGCGTCTAGCAGACGGGCTAGTAGATGTGGAGTTGGACAGCGATCACTATGATCTTGCCATACGTCAAGCTCTGATCAAGTACCGACAAAAAGCTTCTAACAGCACTGAAGAAAGTTATGCGTTTCTTGAGCTGTTACCTGAAACACAAGAGTATATACTGCCTTCAGAAATTCAGCATGTGCGTCAAATTTTCCGTCGCGGTATAGGATCAGTTACTGGTACCACTGCTAGCCAATTTGAACCCTTTGCCAGTGGATACCTAAATACCTATA